TAATACAGCACCTCGTCAAGACGCAGAAGTTGAAGACGAAGTAGAAATTATTGAAAGAGAAAGAGCAGAACAAGAAGTTACTGCTGCTGCTGATTCCACATCAAGATCAGTTACAACTGATGCAGATGAAGATGATGCTCTTTCATACTTTGCTAAGTTAGCAGAAGAGTAATTAATTTGTTAGTTTAGTATTTTCTGTTCGAATCAAATTATTACTTACAAACTGAGATGATCTTTTATAGGTCATCTCTTTTTTCATGTCACTTAAAAATTGTTGTAGATAAGATCTTCTTAAAATACTAATAGTAGATTTTTTAACATTCTCTCTTACTTCATGTTCATAATTACTGATTCCTACAACTGGATTCAATGTTGCGCCTGGTTGACCTGGTTTAGGAATTGTGAAATTACTATCAACAACTTTCCCCTTTGGTAAAATTAATCTATTTTGACTATCTTTGACTTCCTCTGTCTCAAAATGATGCACTGAATTTATATCATTACCGTATTTTTCTAAAACAAAATCGTAAAGGTCTTTGCTTGACAGTGGCCATTCGTTCCTTACATTAATAATACCTGCTGATAATAACACAACCCAATCAAGATCCGATTTACCATATTCATTTTCTGCAACCGTATCGGGTCTATCACCTTCTTTAATAATATACTTATTGAATAATGTAAAAACGTTTTTTAAATCATCACGCATCTTTATTCTACGAAAAATATTCTTTGCGGTTACATAATCAGATGCCCCTGTACTATTTACAAAAGGTGACTGATATTCAAAATCTGGTAGTTCTCTAAAATAACTCATTAGAATCCAACTCCTTCCTTACCTTCTTCTGAATCATAATCCTCAGAGTAAACAGGATTTAACTCTTGGAATGATAAGTCTAGTTTCATGTGTACTGGTGTAGCATCATCATAAGTTGTATATGTTCCTGCACCCGTATAATTGACTGCCATATTCAAAAGTGCCATTGGTTTAAATTTATGTAAGAAGTTATGATTTCTTCGACCAGTCTTATAATTAAGTTGAAATACATTTGGTGAACGAAGAAATAAACCTGAGGAATTTCCACCATCTGATGATTTCTTTGCTTGCATATTTTGTTTGAATATTCTCAACATTCTTTTGATTGTATCACTTTCTCTTTCATCTCTTGGTGCTAAGTCAAATGAAAAACTAAAAGATCTTAAAGTGACACCATTAAATAGTAATTCTAAATTGGGATTTATAATTTGACCTGATGATCTTGCTAGAACTCCATCGAGTGATGTATTACCACCTAAAACATTAACTGCCTTTGATGCAAAAAATGATGAAGCTAAATCTTGTGTTGATTTATCTCCTAACGCACCAAATGTACCCTCACCAAATTTCTTAGCTTGTTCGGTTGCCCCTTTTATAAAGTTTCCACTTTCCATAGTACCTTTTATTGCACCAACACCAGCAGCAGCAAGTCCGTTAATACTATCATCACCCCAACTTACAGCATTTGAATCTTGAATATTTTCTGGGATAGGTAAGAATATAAAACCGAGTGGATTCTCAATATTTTCTTGTAACGCATCTGTTGATGTTCCTAATGATAATGATCCATCTTCTCCCCCAACATCAAAACCTGGTGCTTTATATTCAACTACTCTCATCTCCAAGTAGTCACTATCAGTATCAATACGGGAATTAGGATATCTTAGCGGCGAAAATTTCTTTGACATTATTGTTTTTTAACTATTTAGACGGATATTACCAAAAGGAATCTCTCTGGCATCAGCGAGTTCATCAGAATTGATTTCATAGAGTCCACCAGCAATCTCATTCCATGTATATTTTCTCATTTGACCCCAGTGAAAGTTGATACCTTTGAATCCCCATTCAAATATTTCAGTGACTGCGACAAGGGGATTTGAATCATAAGATATGTTGGGTGTTTTTGGTGAATAAACGAAAGTATAATATTTTCCAACCTCTGGAATCTTACCACCCTCAGTCAACGCATCCATTAAGTTTATCATCAAATCATCTGCACTCTCAGTGCCAATCACACTATCAACTATTGATCTTATTCGATTATCATTATCATCGGTTGGACGATTCATTTTTTGATTCCTAATTCGATTTCTGTGATTACTTTAAATTCCCACATACGATCAGCACAAAATTCTCTTGCTGCTTTCCACTTTGCTTGATTTTTAGCATACTCATATGCTTCACGGATATATCCTTTTGTTTGTCGTCTTGGTTTTTTAGGTGGACTTGTTTGCTTCTTTGGTTTGACTTCTATCAGATACTTTTTAATCGAGTTAGATTCCTTGACTTTGATGTAAAAATCTGGAAAGTATCGATGTACTCGATTGTCAACTGGTGAACGATAGGGTAAACATATCTCTTCACTTCCCCACTCTAATATGTTCTCATTTGTGTCACAGTAAACCATAAATTTTCTTTCCCAAAGTGACCTATAAATTACTTTTGTTGGGTCACCCTTATACTTTCGAGTATTTGATGGTTTATATTTACCTTTATAAGACATCTAAATAGTTTATAATATAGAGATATAGAGTATTTAGATGGTTAGACCTAAAAAAATATCTGAGTTCAAACCCTTATTGACGAATGTGGCACAAACGTCGCATTATCAAGTGTTTTTTGATGGTTTGTCACCAGATCTATTTACATTCTTAGGACAAAAAAATGTGGATAGAAGATTTATAACTGAAAATTCTGGATTATTGTGCAGTTCTGCTTCGATACCTGGTAGTGCATTAGCAACAAGTGACATCTTTGGAAATTTCACTGGTGTTCAGGAAAAGTTTGCACATACAAGAATATTCAGTGAAATGTCAATGGAGTTTTATGTTGATAAAGATTATAAGATGATTAAGTTCTTTGAGCATTGGATGGATTATATATCAAGTGGGTCAGAGAAAAGAAGAATTACTTCTTTCTCAAAGGCATCACCTGGATATTTCTATCGTATGAGATACCCAAAGGGTAATTCAGGTTATAAGTGTGATAAGACGAAGATTGTTAAGTTCAATGTTGACTATAAGAAAGAAATAGAGTATACTTTTATTGGTATGTTTCCGATTAATCTGGCATCTACACCTGTGCAATATGGAAACTCTGATGTTTTAAGAGTCAACTGCACTTTTAATTACGAAAGATACATTGCTGGTGAGTCAACTAATCTAAGCATCAGAAGAGGAAATTCTGAAAATAATTCCTAAAACCTGTCTATATAATATACTAAAAATAATATTATGCCTTTACCAAGAATTGCAACCCCGACGTATGAATTGGTTTTACCTTCTTCGAATCGAAAAATAAAGTACAGACCTTTTTTAGTTAAGGAAGAAAAACTGTTGATTATTGCGATGGAGTCTGAGGATCAGAAACAAATTACAAATGCAATCAAAACTGTAATTGGAAATTGTATCTTAACTCGTGGAACAAAAGTTGATAAGTTATCGACATTTGATATTGAATATCTATTCTTAAATATTCGTGGTAAGTCTGTGGGTGAGAGTGTTGAAGTGATTGTGACTTGCCCTGATGATAATGAAACACAAGTTCCCGTTGTGATTGATTTAGATGCAATCAAAGTTCAAACAGATCCTGAACATAAACTTGACATTAAACTTGATGATACTCTTACCATGAGAATGAAATATCCATCACTCGGTGAATTTGTAAAGAATAACTTTGATGTAGATAATATTGGAGTGAGTGAATCATTTGATATGATTACTGCATGTGTTGATCAAGTGTATAATGAAGAGGAATCTTGGACATCATCTGATTGTACAAAGAAGGAATTGACAGAATTTATCGAACAGTTGAGTTCAAAACAATTCAAAGAAGTTGAAAAGTTTTTTGAAACAATGCCGAAACTCTCTCATAAAGTGAAAGTTGTAAATCCAAATACAAAGGTTGAGAATGAAATAGTTTTAGAAGGGTTAGCATCTTTTTTCGAGTAGGTATGGCGCATACTGACCTTGCGTCATACTTCAAGATAAACTTTGCTTTGATGCAACACCATAAATACTCTTTGACAGAGATTGAAAATATGATTCCTTGGGAAAAAGATGTATATGTTGCTCTCTTAGAACAGTATATTGAAGAAGAAAATCTAAAACAACAACAGCAAAGTGGCTA